ATTCCTACAATGGTTATCTAAGGGAGTAAATTCTGAACGCTTTAAATATTCTTCTTCAGTTTCTAATATGTATCTATGAAGGAAATATCCATTCTCATAATCTTGACCACCCAAGTAGGAACGATAATGAAAGTTCCAATCATTCATCTTCCTATCGTAGTCTGGGTGAAGTTCTACTAAAAAATCTCTACTATAATTTGCCATTAACTAAACCTTTGGGGTGCAGACGGACTAAATTCTCTACGAACAGGGAACAAATACTCTACTAAATAACCTAAAGCATCGTTCATATGGTCGTAATTATTGTCTTTATCTGGCACAGATGTTCCTTCTTTATAAATTTGTCGTTCAATGCTTTTTAACATAGTTTTGCAATTATTTGCAATAAATAAAGTTCTCTTACCATTAGCATTCTTTAGTTTAGTATTTACTGAATTTATCCTATCTCTAATCAAAGGGTGATTGTTTCTTACTCGCATATTGAAACCTGCGTTCTTGAGTATAGCCAAATCAGTTGTGCCACCTGCTGATGTTTTTCTTTGTTTACTAGCAGGGTCTGGATAAATAAAGATATGTTTACCAGAATATCTTGTTTTTATTTCTTGTACCATTTCGTCAGTGTTTGAGGAGTATAATATTATCTCATCATAAATAATAATCTTATCACCTTGTATTTCTGTCACTACTGCAGACATTGGGTCAATGTTGAAGTCCATACCAATATGGATTTCAGCAGTCTTAGGTTCGTATTTATCTATGACGTTTTCTTTCCTATCAAAGTTGTAATAAATCTGTCCTGCATAATTAACAAATGATGCCATATATTCTTGATTGAATGTTCTTTCATCTAGGTCTGCTTTCGCTTGTTCTATTTCATTAGCAGATACTTGACCACCTTGTAATGTAGTAAATTGAAATGATGCCCAATGGTCTGGGTCAGTTTCTGCTTTAGTAAATAGGTTGTAAGACCAGTTACCATATCCTCTTGGACTGCCACAAAACATAGCACTGCCATTTTTATCAGACAAGGTGGGGCGTAGCACTTCGTGCCAAAGATGAGATTTACAGTCTGCAAATTCGTCCATTACAAGAAAGTCTAATCCAACACCCCTTAATGAATTTTCATTATCACCACCTCTTAAAGATATGGTTGACCCATTTCTCAGTTGAATGCTTAAATCTGAATTGTTGGTTTTCTTAATCCATTTATGTTTGGTCAGTTTATCTACTAATTCAAACCAAACGATGTCTTTTGCCATTCTATAAGTGGGTGCGACATACCAAACTTTCTTCTTAGGATATCGTGCAAATTTTGCTAGTTCCGTAACAGCTAGAAATGTTTTACCAAATCGTCTGCCAGTAATTAATACTCTAAATCTTTTATCGCATTCAAGGACTTGTTTTTGAGGTTTACTAAGTGGCACTTTTTTCCCATCTAAATTTTTCTTGATAATATACTAGTTGTTCATCTCTATTTTCTCTAGTACTCCAACCTTTGGCATTCTTACTTAAAGGTTTAGTTGTATTAACTTTATCCCAACCTGCACCTCTTAAACTTGAACCACTTTCAGATGCAAGTGTATATGTTAATATTTTTTTACCACCCATCTGCTTCCATATATTCCAACATTTATTGTACAAAAAACTACAGGCATTTTTAGGAGCAGGTTCTTTAATACACAGTCTTGATATTTCTGCTACACATTGATTATCTAATCTTCTTGATACTGGTTTGCCTACTATTACAACACCAATCATATCTTCTTTATAGATACAACCTAATGAAAATCTATGAAATGGAACTTTTCTATTATGTCTATGATGTTTTGTAATAAATTCGTTTGCTTCTCTTAGCGATAATGGAATAACAGAAAATTCTTTACTCACTACTCAACACTAAATGGTAGTGGGTCATTATCCTCAGATATACTGCCACCATCAGATTGACCTAGCATATTCTTCCCTAACCAAATAGCCATAGTGCAATTACCGTTCTCAGCAATCTTCCATTGTATCTGTCTTAATCGCATCTTACCCATTGTTCTGCCTTTTGTAAGACTTTCGGAATAACCTTTTCTAATAGTGCTTTCATCACACCCATAAAAATCTGCGATTTCAGTATTAGTACAACCATAAGATGCTAATTTTTGAACTTCATCTGGTTTAATATCATATTGTTTTGGTCTTGCCATTTTTTACCCTCTTTATGCGTAGAGTGTACGCCATTCCTTTATATCCTCATTCTTGATGATAAATCAATTAATTTTTTCTGCTTTTTGTCCTGTGTATTGTTCCCAACGCTTGATAATTACATCAGTATAGTGTGGGTCAAATTCCATCATAAAACATTTTTTTTGTTTCTTTTCACAAGCCATTAAAGTTGAACCACTACCACCAAATAAATCTAAAACTGTTTCAAATTCTTTAAAATAGTCAAATGACCATTCAGCTAAAGCAACTGGTTTTTGTGTTGGGTGTACTTTTATTTGATTTCTTTCACTATCTTTATTAAATCCCTTCCAAAGATGTCTAAATATTCTAACTGATGACCATTTAGATTTAACCCAAGCAAGTTCACAATCAGATTGCGTATCTTTCATTTTTTCTTCTACTCTTTTATCCCATACAAACCAATTATTAGATTGTGGTAAATGATGACAATAATAATTAGCACCCCACCAAACTTGTTTAGGTATTTTATAAACACCTTCACAAATATTATAGGCATCAACTGCATATTGAATAGTGTCATCTTTAAAATCTTTAAATTTATGATTTGGTGCTAAACCTGTTTTTCTTGCAGTTCTGTCACCTTTTTCATTTATTCCATAAGGTGGGTCGGTATAAACTAAATCAATATTTGCACCATTAATTAATTTATCTACATCATCAATCTTTGTACTATCCCCACACATCAATCTATGTTCACCAAGTTTATATATATCCCCTAGTTGTGCCTTTGGTTCTTCGGGTGTTTCTGGAACTGCATCTTCATCTGTTAGTCCGTCTTTTTCACCGACAATTAATTTTTCTAATTCATCAGCATCAAATCCTGTTAGTTCTAAATCGTAATTGATATCTAGTAAGTCAGTAAATTCTTGTTGCAGTAAACCTATATCCCAATCAGAATATTCATTGGTTTTATTGTCAGCTATTCTGTATGCCTTTGCTTTTTCTGGTGATAGGTCAGCAATAACGACAGGTACAGTTTCTAATCCTAATGATTTACTTGCTTGGTATCTTCCGTGTCCAACAATAATAACCCCTGCTCTATCTACAACAATCGGTTGTTGAAAACCAAATTCTTTAATGGATTGTGCAACCTTTTGAATGTCATACTTTTGACGTGGGTTCTTCTCATAAGGTTTAATATCGGATAATGGTCTTTGATAGATTTGCATTAGATACCGCACATTCCTTCGCATTCATCTAATAATGAATATTGTCCTTTTTCTTCTGCACTTCTGAAATCTATTTCATCAATAGGTTTGCGTTCTGCGTGAAGATATAATTCGTCCATTCCATATTCCTCTTTTATTTTATCTTTGTGTTTTTCTTGGTGTCTAATCATTCGGTCAATCATTACGACTTCCTCCCATTCTTTTTTGTTTTGTTTAATTTCTTGCCATTCTGCGTTTGAATGAAATGGACAAAAAGTACAAGCACTTCTTGGCGGTCTTGGATAATTATTTTTTTCCAACCATTCTATACATTGATGTCTGCGTATAGCCATTTCAACAAGTGGATATTGATTTTCAATATATTTTATTTGATTAGTTTTCATTCTTTGCATCTCGTCATAAGAAATACCCATTACCATTTCTACTTTAGTATCTTTAGCAACCCTTTCACCTTTTGAATACCCAAGTAATTGTCTAATCTTTTGTTGAACAGGTTTTATTTTATAATCAGCAGTACACTGCCTTCTTAACATTCCTTTTTTGCCTGTTTCTGGATTTTTTGAAAAATAGGGTGCTGTAAAACCTTTATATTCACCATTAGCACCTGCAATAATATCATCTTTAAGATTACGCCATTGAACAGTGTAAACAGGATAAGATAATTGAGATTTTAAATACTCTAACCAATCATAAACTTTTTGTGGTTCTGCACCCACATCTGAAAATATAGCACAGTCAACCATAAGGACTTCACCCTTCTCAATCATTAAAGCAAGGGTGCTTGATTGAACACCTGCTCCTAAAGATAATATTCTTAATTTCTTCAATGGACTGTGGGTGCTGTATTGATTTGCATTCCTAACATCTTCATCGCTAAGTCTAAACTAGTTTCTGCTTCTTCTTTAGATTGAAACATTCCAAAATTAACATACGCAGTAAACGTACCATCTTCATTCTCTACGATTATATAACTTTGTGGTTCGGACATAACTGATTTCTCATAATAACAATTTTAAGATAGAGGTTCATCACTAGATTGCAAGAATGAATGTTTACCATATTACTAACAAATCTATCAATTTTTTTCTTAACTTGTTCAAGTTTGATTTTTCTTCTCAAGGCATTGACCGCTTTGTAGAAGTAGAATTTAAAGAGCAAGATAGAGAGTGGGCAAAATTGCATTTTATGTCCCGTTCTCAATAAACTTATCTAGTTTACGAATATAATCTTCCGACCACCTCATCGTCTTTAATCCCCTCTTTCTCATATCCACATCTGTTTT